CATTTATGGGATAGACTAGGGTGGGCAAAAGAAAACCTAGAGCCATACAGAAGTGAGTATTGCATAGTATGGGAAGACCCAGACAACCTAGATGAACCTGCAAAGATAACACACCCTGACCCTAACTGGATGGCGTGTGCATTGAATGGTGGCATACTACCACCTGTGTGGGTATATTGGGAACTCAAGAAGGACGAAGCACAACCTGACTTTGTAAAACATACACGAGGACATCTATTGCATAACACAAAGCCAATTAAGCCAATGACAGAAGAAGAAGCAATAGAGTACTTAATACAAAAAGATATACCTGAAAAGGTGTGGAGAGAATATGAGAAGTCAAATCGACCACGACTTGTTATATGCAGAAAAGAGCAACTGCCTCAAAAACGCACATGGCGGAATGCTTGGAAAATTAATCAAGATTTAGCGGCTTAAATAGGAGGAACTAACATGGCAACTAAAACATACGTAACTGATAAAGATGGTGCTGTAGCAGACTCTTCTACTATAACCATGCCATCTGACAGGCATTTTAGAAATGCTTGGAAACTAAGTGGAAGTGTAATGGCTGAGGATATGACTGAAGCTAAAAAAATCTTTCAGGAAAAAATAAGAGAGGTGCGAAAGCCACTTCTTGAAGCTGAAGATGTAGTTTATATGAAAGCAATGGAAGCTGATGACGCATCTGCTAAAACAGCATCTGTAAACAAGAAGAAAGCATTAAGAGATGCTCCTGCTGCTTCAGCTATAACTAATGCAGACACGGTAGCTAAACTAAAAGCTGCTTGGGATACAAGCACATTGGGTGACAGCCCTTACGCATGAGGTGAATAAATGGCTTTAACTAAAGTACGAGGTAGTGGACTAGACTCTTCTCAAGAGGGTGCAATAACCTTCAATGAAGGCAGTGCTGACGTAGACTTTCGTGTTGAGTCTAATGGTCATACAGATGCTGTATTTGTTGATGCAGGTCAAGATGAAGTTTTCTTTTTTGCAAGTGACACACCTGACGGTACTAATCGTGGTGGAGCTATGTTTCAGGCATCAACTAATGAAAGAGCAAATTTACATTTGTCTTGTACAGGAACAGGAGATAACTCATTAATAGTTTTTAACAATGGAAATGGAACAATAGGAACTGTAAGAGTTAATGGAAGTGCTACAGCTTTTAACACATCTTCAGACTACAGACTAAAAGAAAACGTAGACTACTCATGGGATGCAACTACACGACTTAAACAACTTAAACCTGCTAGGTTTAACTTTATTGCAGATGATACAAATACACTTGTTGACGGTTTTCTAGCTCACGAAGTTTCTAGCATTGTACCAGAAGCAATTTCTGGTGTTAAAGATGAAGTGGATAAAGACGGTAAGCCAGAGTACCAAGGCATAGACCAGAGCAAACTTGTGCCACTCCTTGTTAAAACAATACAGGAATTAGAAGCTAGAATAAAAACATTAGAGGATGCATAAATGCCATACATAGGAAAAGCACCCAATCAAGGTATTCGTAATAGATTCATCTATCAAGCTACAGCAGGACAAACATCGTTTAGTGGTTCAGATGCTAATGCACTTACATTAAATTATTCAGATGGTGCTTATGTAGACGTATATCAAAATGGCGTTTTACTTAAACCAAGCACAGACTATACAGCCACATCAGGTACAACAGTCGTGTTGGTTACAGGAGCATCAGTCAATGATGCGATAGAGATAATAGCCTACGATGCTTTTAGCATAGCCAACAGCTACACTAAGGCAGAGGCAGACACACGGTATCCATTCTTGGGCAATAACTCTATTGTAAGAACAAACGGACAAACAATTAGTGCTGACGTTACAATCGGCAGTACAACTAACGGACTTAGCGCAGGTCCTATTACTATAGATAGCAACGCAACAGTCACGGTAAGTGGCTACTGGACAGTATTATGACATCACAACTAAAGGTAGATAAATTACAGGGTAGAACAACAGCAGGTAGCATATCTGTTACGAGTGAAGGTACGTCTGTTGAGACTAATCTGCAACAGGGGTTGTGTAAAGTATGGGTAAATATGGATGCTGGTGAGTCGGCAAATGATTCACAAAATGTTAGTGGTCTTACGGATGTAGGCACAGGAGCGCATACTATTTCGTTTAGTAACAATATGGCAAATGCAAATTATTCTCCATCTATGAATGGTAAAGAAAGTGTAGGCGGAACTCATGCGTCTGATGGAGTTGATAGAATATTAAATCCTTCAAGGGTTGTTTATACTACATCAGATATAAAAGTTACTGCTATAAATTTTTCTAATCAACTTAGAGATTTACACACTAACACTGTAAATATCATGGGAGATTTAGCATAATGGCAAGTAAAGTAGAAGTAGATGAATTAGCAGGAGCGGGTTCAGCAGGAGTAATGACTGTTGTTGGAGAAGGCGGGTCAACCACTACTAGTCTTCAACAAGGTTTAGCTAAAATGTGGATACAATTTAATGGAGAGAGTACTATTTCTACTCAAGACTCTTTTAACAGGGGCGGATTAACAGATGATGGTACTGGTCTTTATACCGTAACTTTTACAAATAATATGTCTAATGATGATTTTGCTGCACCTACTGGGTTCAATGCAGTAGGAGCGCAATTTTATGCAGCTAGTACATCATCTGTGCAGTTAAGGTCAACAAACTCTGGCGGTTCTGCTGTTGATGTAACTATTGTTTCTGCGGCAGTATTTGGAGATTTAGCATAATGGCATCAATACTTAAAGTAAATACATTCACAGGTGCAAGTACAGCAGGGTCAATCGCTGTAACAGGCGAAGGGAATAGCACCACGACTAATCTGCAACAGGGGCTGTGTAAACATTGGATAAACATTAATGGTACTGGAACGATTGCTACCAGAGACAGTTTTAACAACTCAAGTATAACAGACGTTAATACAGGAACGTATAAATTTACATTCAGTAATAATATGGCAAATGACGATTTTTGTGCAGCTTCTATTGGAAAGATGAACAGAGGTACAGACAATAATGGTGGTTCTAACGGTGTTAATACTTCAGATGGAGAGGATGCTGTAAATACTACAGACTTTACCGTTGCTTATATCAATGTGGCTAGTCAAAGTGATGTAGACGTTGGCTACGCAGGTGGACACGTTAGAGGAGATTTAGCATGAGCAAAGCCGCAGAGTTAGCAAACCTTATAGGCAACATCAATGCAGGTGGTGGTGGAGTTAATAGAAACTTAGTCATCAATGGTGCAATGAACGTGGCTCAACGCTCTACGTCAGTGACAGGATTGGGTGCTAATGGAACAAACTATTCTACTGTGGATAGATTTTATACTTACGCTAATGGTACAGCAGGGCGATTTACTATGACGCAAGATAGTTCTGCCCCTGATGGGTTTGCAAACAGTTTAAAACTAGATTGCACTACAGCAGATACATCTATAGCTGCGGCTGAACAGTTAGTATTAGCTCAAGTAATTGAAGGACAAAATCTTCAAAGAATTAAAAAAGGTACAGCTAATGCTTTACCAGTTGCAGTATCTTTTTACGTTAAAGGTAATGCGTCTGCTACTTATATGTGTGCTTTAGTAGATAATGACAATAATCGAATGTCCACGAAACAATTTTCTGTAACAACAGATTGGACACGAATTACAATAAATGTACCTGCCGATACTACAGGTGCTTTAGACGATGATAATGCAGGTAGTTTTAATTTAAACTTTTATTTACACGCAGGTTCTAATCTTACTGGTGGAACATACACAGAAAGTACATGGGGTGCGAGTACAGATGCCAACAGAGCCGTTGGTATATCTTCATTCTTTGACAGCACAGACAGAACCTTCTTTATCACAGGTGTTCAGTTAGAAGTAGGGCAGAACCCAACAGAGTTTGAGCATAAAACTTTTGGACAGGATTTAATTGAGTGCCAACGGTATTACACACAAGAAACTGCTGCTTCAGGTTCTCCATACAAACGATATGGATTTGGTGGATGGAATACATCTACAGCAGGTGAAATTTTTATTCCTTTGTCAACACCTATGCGAGACTCTCCACCTACTTTAGTTTCAAAAGCAGCAGCTAATTACCAAGCTTATTCTGCAAACGCAACAGATGCTTTAACAGCTATAGCAATAAATGCTGAAAGTAATAATGGTACAAACAATAGAATTGTTGGACTGACTTTTAGTACATCAGGTGGTGGAGTTGCAGGTGAAGCTGTTCAAGTTACAGCAACGAATGATACAGCTAGTTATCTAGCGTTAGATGCGGAGTTATAAAATGGCAATAGAAAATGCAAAATATATAAAAGGCGATATATCAGGTGAAAACATGGCTATAAATTGTGTGTGGGATGGTCAGCACCTTTCTGTGCCTATAGCTGTAGGTAACAGACACTACGATGAGATTAAAAAACAAGTAGACGAAGGCAAATTAACCATAGCTGATGCTGATTAAATGGAAATTAATCCCGTTATATTTTGGAATATAGTATTAACTCTTATTATTGCTCCTGCTTTTTGGACATTTAGAACTCTTATGTCTGAAGTTAAGCGTATAGATATTTTACTTAATAGAACACGAGAAGATTATGCTACTCGTAAAGAAATGCGAGATGACATGAAAGTAGTTGTAGATGCTTTACATAGAGTTGAAGACAAATTAGATAGAGTTTTACAGAAAGAATAATACATGGCGCAGTTCAGAGCATTTAAACCATCAGCGTTAAAAAAGATTGCATCCGTAATGGGTTACAAGGGAGATATGTCTAGCTTTAAAAAGTTTGTAGACGGTGATGAAGCTCGTAAAAATCAAATGAATAAATACACTAACGCTGCTGTTCGTATGGCTAAAGGAGGTGTAGTTAAATTTAATGTAGGCGGTATGTACCAACAGTACGATGATTTAACTAGACAGTATTTAATAAATGACTATGGTTTTACACAACAAGCGGACGGGGCAATGGTGTCTCCGCAAGGCTTTGTAATAAATTCAGACGGACAAGCAGTAAAATACGAAGCTACACCTATAGATGATGCACCTGCTACACCTGATGCACCTACTGCTCCTACTCCCCCTGTTGCTCCCACAATGCAAACGTATACTCCGCCTAATGTTGGATTCTCTACTGGCGACCCTGTAGCACAAACTAATCCATACTCTGCACCCGCTGCTAATGTAAGCACTGCAACTTCTGCTATTCCAGTGCCACCAGAACAATCTACTGACCCGACAACATCTACCACTGCAACTGTAACTAATCAAGGTTCTTCTTTACCCCCTTCAGAGCCGACAGGTTTGCCTACATCTAATCCTTTAATTACTTCAGTAGGTTCTCAATCTCCTGTTATGGGGCAGGCATTTACAGAAGGCATGACTATTGGAGATGTGTCTACCTCTATGCTTCAAAATCCGGGTTTACCTCAAGGAGCTGCGGTACAAGCACAAGGAACACTACAAGCACAAGACCAATTAATTGATGCAGGAGCTGGACAAGTTTCTGGTGCAACAGCAATACCTACCGCACAAGCAACGACAGCAACGACACAAACGCCAGCACAAATTAATGCAGCATTAATGCAAGCTAGTACAGCCCAAGGTGCTATTGAAGCAGACCAAGCAAATTTAGAAGCTGCTCAAGGAACAGTTAGTGAAGGTGCGCAAGTAGAAGCTGCACAGACTACAGAATCTTCTGTAAGTGGATTACAAGAAGAACAAGGCACAGCTATCTTAATGGACAATCCTGTACAAAGGGAAATCCAAGAAGGAGAACTTATTAGTGGCAATGCTGTTAATGCAACTAAAGTGGCAGAATCTAATGCTCAAATACAAGCCGCTACAGCTACACCATCTGAACAAGCTACAGTACAAGGACAGTTAGCTAACCTTACAGATAACTTTGATGCTTCTAATCCTCCAGCATGGGCGGCAGGAGCGTTACGTGCAGTTAATGCGCAAATGTCTGCTAGAGGTTTAGGTTCATCGTCTATAGCAGGACAAGCATTGATACAAGCTGCATTAGAGGCAGCACTTCCTATAGCACAAGCAGATGCAAATACTACAGCAGGTTTTGAAAGACAGAATTTATCAAATAGACAACAAGCTTCCATGCTTGCGGCAGAACAACGTGCTAAGTTTTTAGAGTTAGAATTTACGCAAGAGTTTCAATCTCGTGTAATGAACGCTGCTAAAGTATCTGACATTGCTAATATGAACTTTACTGCCGAACAACAGGTTGCTTTAGAAAACAGTAGAGTTGCTAATACTATGAACTTGCAAAACTTGTCTAATTCGCAAGCTCTTGTAATGGCAGAAGCTGCAGCACTTTCTCAATTAGATTCACAGAATTTAAGTAATAGCCAACAAGCTGCAGTAATGAATGCACAATCATTTTTACAAATGGATATGGCTAATCTATCCAACACACAACAAACTGCTTTGTTTAAATCACAACAGACTGCTCAAGCTATTCTATCGGATACAGCTGCACAAAATGCGGCATCTCAGTTTAACGCAACAAGCCAAAATCAAACAAATCAATTTATGGCTAACCTTGCTAATAATGTTAATCAGTTTAATGCGACACAAATGAACGCACAATCACAGTTTAACGCAGGACAAATTAATGTTGTAGAAAGATTTAATGCTGAACTAAACAACCAGCGTGACCAATTCAACGCACAAAATCAATTAGTTATTGCACAGAGTAATGCTACATGGCGTAGACAAATTGCTACAGCCGATACTGCTGCTATTAATAGAGCCAATGAATTGAATGCTACTGCTATGCTTGGCATATCTAATCAAGCGTATGCTAATTTATGGCAGTTTTATGGTGACAGTATGGAGTGGGCATGGACTTCAGCCGAAAGCGCACAAGATAGAATTAGTGCTATGGCTATAGCAGAACTAGATGCAACTGCAAGAAAACAAATAGCAGATGAACAAGCTTCTTCTGCAGCAGGTAATGCGGTAGGACAGCTAATTGGTACACTTGGTAGTGCTTGGATTCTGTGTTGGGTAGCTAGAGAAGTGTATGGCAAAGGTAATAGCGAGTGGTTTATCTTCCGTAGTTGGCTAGAGTATGATGCGCCAACATGGTTTAAGAAACTGTATGGTAAGTATGGAAAACGTTACGCTAAGTTTATTAGTAATAAACCCACGCTTAAATGGGCTACTAAGAAATGGATGGATTACATTATAAAAAGAAGAGGTGCAAATGTCCAACCAATATAATACTGCTGCTATGGCGTACAAAGCAATGGATTTAGATAGTCTTCCTACAGATACGCCTACCCCTGAGGGTGGCTTACTTTCACGAAAGTTTGGAACAAAAACCAAAGGACTAGATAATAATAATCCTGCAATACGTGTAGCAAAACAAATGCAGATAATAAGAAAACATAGGAACGAAATTAATGGCAAAGCTTAATCAAGAACCAAGTCTTGATAGACCTATTCCGGGTCAGTCTTTAACAAGCGAGTTAGGTGCAAGACCTTGGCAGTCTCCTCCTCAATACTCTACTGTTGATGAGGTTGTTGATTATTATATGGAACGTATGTCTGCCGAAGACTTTATGGTACAGCTTGTTGATGTACTAGAAATGGGCGTGCCTGTAACAACACTTGCTAACACTATTCAAATGTCTAGCGTAATGAATGGAGTACACACGCTTGATACTGGTATGTTGGCACTTCCAATAATTATGGAAATGCTTATGTTACTTGGAGACAGTGCGGGAATAAAATATAATAATGGGCTAGATAATCCTAATGAAATCAAAACAAGTAATCCAACACGAGACACTTTACTAACTAAAGTTGCTATGCAGTATAAAGGTAAACTAGATGAAGCAGATTTTGAAGATACAACAGATGACACAGTAGAAGAGGAAGAAGAAATTGAAGAACCTACTGGTCTAATGGCAAGGAGAAATTAATGTCATTTTTTCAAGGGTTAGTTACAGGCACTGCAACAAGTCTTAGTGGAAATTTACAGTCTGCCTTAAACAGACGTGAAAATGAAATGTCCAAAGCAAGAGCATACATGCGTACTCGACAAGCGCAAAAAGATGACTTG